AGAATTTAAGACATCAAAGACAATTAAAAGAGATAGAAGAGAGAACAATTCAAAAGGATAAGAAAAAAGCGTTAGAGATTGAAGAATACAACCATACAAAACTTTTAGGAGAAGCAGAGTTAAAAGACAAACAAGCATTAAAAGAAAAATTCGACAAGTTAACAGAAGATGAATATAACAAGTCTGTTGAGTTTATGAATCAAGAAGATGCTGGTTATGAAAATGATTTGCAAAAAAAGTTAGCACACTACGAACATTTATTGACTATTCAAAAAGATTATGGTAAGTCAACGATTGAAATAGAGCAACAAATTGCAGAAACAAAAAAACAAATTTCAGAACAAGAAATTGCAAATAAAAAATCAAACATTGAAGCCATTGGCTCAATGGCGCAAACAGCAGCGGATATTGGTAGTTTTATTGCAGATAGATTAAGAGGAGACAATGTTAAGGATAAAGAAAGACAAAAAACAGCAGTTAGAGTAGGTGCAGCAAGTTCGATTGCGGGCGTTATAGGGCAAACAGCAGCAGCCAATGCTGGCTTTTTAGCAAATCCCGCATCGGTGTCAACTTTAGGAATTGCAGCAGCAGCACCGATTGCAGCAAGTATCGCATCAAGTACGATTGCCATTGCTAATATTTTAAACCAAAAAAATAAAGCCATCGCTGAAATTGACAATGCAACGGATAACGCAAATTCAAGTGGTGGCAAACCTACATCCAAATTCGCAACGGGTGGGATGGTTACTGGGATGGGTACATCTACAAGTGATAGTATCATGGCTAGATTGTCAAATGGTGAATCGGTTATCAATGCGAAATCTACTGCCATGTTTGGTAATTTATTATCTAATATCAATCAAGCGGGTGGCGGTGTAGCGTTTGGGAATCAAAATAACGCAAATCCGATATTTAAAACATATGTAGTAGCTTCTGAAATGACAAGTCAAATTGAAGCTAATTTAAAATTAAAACAAATAGCACGTTTATAATGAAGAGAAAATTAATAGAATTAGTAATTAGTGACGAAGGTGGAGTGGATAAAATTTCACTAGTTGAAGAGCCAGCCATTGAGGTGGATTTCATGTACTTTAAAAAAGAAACTGAAAAGTATCGTTTTGATAATGATTTGCAAATTGTTATTGGGCCGGCAATGATCCCCGACTTGAAAATAATTCGAGTTGATGACAATGGCAATTATTACGATGTAGTATTTAGCAAAGAAACTATTTTGAAAATTGCTAAAAAATTCATGAAGGAAGCTCGCACAAACGATGTGAATCAAGACCACGAAAACAAAAAGAAAACGGGAACGTATGTTTATGAATCTTGGATTGTTGAAGATGAGAACGATAAGGCTATTCAGAAATATGGCTACGATGTGCCAGTAGGAACGTGGATGGTATCAATGCAAGTAGAAGACAAAGAAACATGGCAAAGAGTTAAAAACGGAGAGTTAAAAGGCTTTAGTGTTGAAGGTATGTTCGAGGAATATGAGAACGAAGAATTATTCAACAAGATAAAAGGAATCGTGGAATTTGACGAAGACAAAGCCTTGGAACTTGCAAAGACTTTAGGAATCAAAGCAAGTGATATGGAAGAATTTGATTTGGTAGAAGTAGACGAAAATTTTATTCGACCGCAAGGATATAAAGAAGGATTGACGGTCTACAAATACGATGGCCCGCCAGCAGAAAGAATCTTTTGCAGAACGATGTTATCTTTAGAAACTTATTTCACATTTGAGGAAATTAAAGCCATTGCACAAGCACCAGTAAACCCAGGCTTCGGTCCACGAGGAACGGATATATACGATATTTGGAAATACTCGGGCGGTGCAAACTGCAAACATTTTTGGCGTAAATATTACATCAATGCTAAAGAGAAAGTAATAAACAAAGGTAAAGCGCCAGGACTTGCGGGAACGGCTCCATACGACCAACCAAATCATGGTTTCTTACCCAATAGCGAAAAATAGTTATTCACAAAAATTGTTAAAAACTTTAAATTAAATATATACCAATATGTACAAGATTAAATTAAACCAAATTAGAGCACTACTAGGCGTAGAAGTGTCTTTAGAAAAATTAATTTTAGCTGATGGAACTGAATTATCTACTGAAAAATTAGAAGTAGGTTTCCCAGTTTTTGACGCTGAAAATAACCCAGTTGGAGCTGGTGAACACACATTAGTTGACGGCACAATCTTCATGACAGATGAATTAGGTGTTATTACCGAAGTTATCAGAATAGAAGAAGAAATGCCTGAAGTAGAGGCACCAGTTGAAGTATCAATTGAAGCAGCTGAAGTTGAAGAAGTTGCAGTCGATCCAATGGTGTTAGTTTACGAAACTATAATGGAGTTAAATAATGAAATTGCTAAATTAAAAGAAAAAGTTAGCACATTCTCAAAAGCGCCAGCGGTTGCACCAATTAAAAAAACTGATAACGAAGTTATCGAAACAACATTCTCAAGATTAGAAAAATTAAAACAAATTAAAAACCAATTAAAAAAATAAAATATGTCATTTAACTTAGGATCTTTACCAGCATATACAGACCAATTATCTACCGACCTTATCAGTGCGGCGTTATTGAAGTCATTTACTACCGAGTTCGTAACAATCGAAGCGGGAAAAACAGCAGGAACATCTGCAATTAACGTTATGAACTCAACAGTTGACATCAAAGATGCAACTTGTGGATTTGCAGCGGGCCAAGTAGGTTCAAACGCAACAGTATTTTCTCAAATTCCTTTAGTAGTAGGAAGCAAAATGTTAAAAGAACAACTTTGCCCTGAAGATTTGAGAAGCAAATGGACTTCATCTCAATTGGGTGCGGGTGCAAATCAAGAGACAGTTCCTTTCGCAGAATTAATCGCTAACAACAAAATGGCTAACATTGCTAAATATGTTGAGAACACAATTTGGCAAGGTGATGGAGCTACATTAACAGGTTTATTAGCTCAAACAACTAATGCAAATGGTTCAATCAATTCAGCGGGTGCTTACACACAATGGACTACTTCAACTGCGATTGCAGAATTTTGGTTGAACGTTGGTTCATTAACTCCAGAATTACAAACAGAAGACGATTTAATTCTTTACACTTCTTATGCTAACTATCAAGCGTTAGTTGGTGCATTGATTAACACAGGTGCTTCAGTTATCGGTACTTTCGCACAAGTTAGCAATGCAAGTGGTGTGAACGCTCCTAGCTCATTCGTTTTCCCTGGTACAAACATTACAGTGTTTGCAGCACCTGGTATCAATGATGCAGCTCGTGTAATCTTAGCTCCGAAAAAATACATTTTCTTTGGAACTGGGTTATTAGATGAAATGGATACATTCAAATTCTACTATAACGAAGCGGATGATATCATGAATTTCAATGCTAAATTCAGACTTGGAACAGCGGTTTATGCTTCTCAAGTAGTATCAAATCTTTAATCATAAAAAAGGGAGCTAAAAACTCCCTTATTTTTAACTTTAAAAAATATTTAAAAAATGGCATGTAGCATATTAAGCACGATGAACTTGGATTGTATGAGCGCTTTAGGTGGCGTAAATACTATCTACGTTTTTGCGGGCGACAATTTTGAAATCCAAACAGTTACAGCGGGCGAAGTAACTTTGGCTGGTGGTAGTGGTGATTTCTTTCAATACAAATTTGCAAAAGATACTGCAAAATTAACAGAAACGGCAACGATTTCAAACGCAAACGGAACAGTTTTTTACACAACTGAATTAAGCGTAAACATCTCAAAAAGAGACGTTGCAAAAAGAAACGAATTCTTATTGTTAGCAAAGAATCGTGAGATTAGAGTTATCGCAGTAGATAACATGGGTCAATACTGGTTGTTAGCTAACACACGTGGTGCAGTTTTATCTACAATGGTAGGTGAAGGCGGTCAAGCAATCGGAGACATGAACGGATACACATTCACGTTCCAATCAATGGAAGCGGATCCTATGCCAGCATTGAGTTCAGCTAGTAGAACTGCAATAGCAGCAATCGCACCGAATTCAACGGCAGCAGTTGGTGGATTTGATTTCAATACTTCAGCTAACTAATATTAACCTTTAAAAAAATAGGGCGGTGCGGTCAATCGCATCGCCTTTTTTTATTCTTATGATAAATTTAGTGACAGGATTAAACGAGTTTATAATTTACGGAGACTTCACTCAAAACATGAATAACTATAAAATACATTTATTCAATGGCTTTGATAAGATTGAGCATATATGTAAATTAGAAAATAAAACAAGTAGTACAAGATTTGCAGAATTTACCATTTACATTAACGATGGAATAAAAGCCGATTACCATTTAAATGATTTACCATTTGGTAATTATGATTTTAACATACAAGCAGAATATGTAATTTACACACGTGGTCAAGCGTTTCTAGCTGGCGATACAGAAGTACAAAAAATTGAATATATATCTGATAATGAAAAAAGCGAAAGCGTTATTTATGTAAGCTAATGAAGACAATTATAGACACATTAAAAGAGCCCGTAAACGTACTAAATGCAACGACTTTCGGAGTAAGTTTGACAACATTGCCCGAGGATTTAAAAATAGTTTTCTACATTGTATCAATTATTGCATCAATATTGGTTAGCGTGAAGTATTTTTACGAAATTATTTCATTGCGAAAAAACGCTAAAAAAGATATTTAATAGTATATGAACAGTTTTGCATTCAATTCAATCTCACAAATCCAAATAAATTTACCTACGTTCTCGGAGCGTGGTTCAAAAAAATGGATAAGCTACGGAGAGGACAATTTATATCCTCAATTTATAGCGAGCTTATTTTTGCGTTCAGCTATCAATAGAACGGCAATACAATCAAAGATAGACGCAACCATTGGGAATGGATTAAAGACCACGGATGAGTCTTTAAATTACGTTTTGGTGCGTGCCAATCCGATTGACTCATGGAACGATGTGTTTGAGAAATGCGCACAAGATTATATTACTTTTGGTGGGTATGCTTTGAATATAATTTGGTCAAACGATGGTAAGACAATAAGCGAAATATACCACTTAGATTTCACAAAAGTAAGAAGTGGTAAGATTGAACCAGGAGACGATGCACCAAAAGAATATTTTTATAGCACAAATTGGGAAAACTCTAATAAATATAAGCCAACACAATATGCAACTTATAACCCTACTTTATCATTGGAATGTCCTTCGCAAATATTGTATGCGTTTGATTATGAACCTGGCAATATTTACTATCCTTTGCCGACATACGCTGGGTCGATTAACGATATCCAAATCGATATTGAGGTTAGTAAATTTCACATCTCAAATTTAGCAAATAGTTTGAATCCATCTTTGTTTATTAGCTTAAACAATGGAATCCCAGCGCCCGAGGAACGCAAAGAAATATACGATGAATTAACGATGGCTTATCGTGGAACTGAAAACGCTGGCAAAGCATTCGTTGCATTTAGTCAAGATAAAGAGCACGCTCCCGAGGTTACGCCAATAACAAGCACAAACGATAATTACTACACTACTTTAGAAACTCGAATTACAACGAGAATTTTAACAGGACATAGAATTACAAGTCCGTTACTTTTGGGCCTTTACAATGGTGGCGCTGGCTTTAGCTCAAATGCAGATGAATTAGCGGTGGCCTATGGTCATTTTATAGGAACTTGTATTCGACCAATCCAAAAAAGTATGTTAAGAGTATTCAACAACTTGATCCTGAATAGAGGTTATGAAACTGAATTATTAATTACACCTACAACGATTATAGAACCAACAATAATAGCAGAATAATGGCAGTTACAAACGTACTATTCGTATCAGAAACGAAATTAAAATCATATACTTCAATCCATCAATCGGTTAGTCCTGACGATTTACAGCCGTTTATATTACAGGCTCAAGATATTTATTTGCAAAATTATCTAGGTGCTACGTTTTACCAAGAGTTACAAACTCAAATTACAAATAACACATTAACGATCCCGAATAAAAAAATATTAGATGACTTTATAGGAGCGATGTTATGTAATTATGCGTTATATCATGCTTTGCCTTTTTTGAAGTACAAAGTATTTAACAAGTCAATCATGAATAATGATAGCGAAAGTGGTCAATCTATTGATTTGGAAGCGTTGAAATTCTTACAAAACGAAGTGCGTAGTGTAGCTGAAAATTATACCAAAATGATGACTACATATTTAAAGAATAATTTAAGCGATTACCCAGCCTATAATAGCTTTGATTTCTTGGATGGTATTACTCCCGACAAAGGAACGCCATATTTCAGTGGATTGCAAACTAATTCGAGCTTTAATTTATCAAGACGTAGAGTAAACAGACGTGGCGATTGTAACGATTGCAACGGATACGAATATTAAAATTTAACTAAAAAACAAATATAAAAAATGATTGACAATTCAAAATTTATTATTACAAATGAAGTAGTAACCGATTTATTCGATTTAAGAATAATGAATGATTTAGTTGGTAACCCATCTATTTTTAAAATAGAGGAGCAAAACGTTGGATTAATTTACTTTGGCAAATATGACAACTTAAATTTTTATACAACAGATACATCTTTGGTAATTATAGGGCCAGCATTTTACGGGGAATTTTCAGAAAATAATTGTACTAATTTCACAACTCCATTGGCTAAATTACAAGATTTATTAACAGATATAACAGGATAAACTATGACAAAATTAATATTACAAGCGGGCCAACTAATTGACGTAATTAACTACAATGAGAATCAATATTTTTCTTTAGTTGTTAGCGAAGATTTACCAATGCCAACGGCAATCTATAAAGAAGATACATCAATCGGAGTTAACGTTCAAAGATTTATCGTAGATAGCGTAATCATTGCTAATATCAACACTAGCGAAAATTTAACTGATAACAATGGTAATGTTTACGAAAAAGTTGAGAGCGCAGCCATCCTTACTGAAAATAATTTTAAACCATTAAAAGAGACAGATGAAGCCGAAAATTAAACATTGGTACGAAAGTAAAACAATCGTAATGAATATTATGGTATCAATCACAATGGTAATGGCTTTATTACCGCCATTGTTTTTGGATTTAAAATTAGATGAAAATTTAACGTTAAGATTGACCGTTTTAGTAGGATTTATAACGAATGTAATTAACATCGGTTTACGTTTTATTTCTACGGATAAAATCAAGCGTAATGCCTAATTCAATTGTAAGCGCTAAGTTTGATTTAATGCGTTTGAATTTGCCTAAAAATAGCGAATTTACGCTCGATAACAATACGATTAAGGTAAAGCATAGCGACATAACTTTAAAGGCTGAAATTGAGGCTAAAATAAAGAATATAACGGCTTCTATTGGGTGCGAGATAAACGACAAGTCAACAAGCGCAAAAATTAAATTCGAAGTCAAATTTTAATATATATTTT